CGCGTTGTCCGCAGGCGCAGCAGTGACAGTCTTGTAAGCGCCATCCGTGATGATCGGGGGGCTGATGGTCAGCGCAGCGGGGCCAGTCGTCGCGCCGGAGTTAGCATCCGAAAGAACGGTGAACGTCTGCAGACGGCCAGTGCTGACCAGCGACACAGGGTTAACAGCGAACACGCCAGCGATGGTGAAAATATCGCCCTTTTTCAGCACGCCCGTCACCGAGTTGGTCCAGCCATCGGTTGCCAGCGTTTGCGACCAAGATTGCTTGGACGCGGCATAGGTCACATTTTGGGATGCTCCGTTAACCAGCGGGGTGCCGCCCCACGCGCCGACGGTGTGTGTCGGGGCGTAAACGGACTCGTAGTTGGTGAAGCCTGCGTATCGGCCAAAGTTGGCCTCTTCCAGCGCTGTCTTGGCTTTGGACTGAACGTAAGTGCCCTTCAAGCCGTCAGCCAGATCAGCGGTTGCCTGCGGGCTGTGGATGCCCACGCGACCAGTCGTTGGGACAGCACCGTCAGACAGGATCGCGCCAACATCGGCCAGCGATTTGAACGTGCTGGGGATGGTGCCAGGGGTGCCGCCGAAGTGGTAGAATTTGCTGTAGGTGTTGGCAATATCCGCCTCGACGCGGTCAGCCAGCCGGATCATGGCGGGCTTAATCACGTCTTCGGACAGGCGGTCAAAGCTGAAAGTGCGCTCTTTCGCGCCAATCTGGACGGCGATGGACTCGGTGCGGTCCATCTTGATCGGCACGGTGGCCTGCTGGATGTCTTCGCGGTAGCCGGTAATGTCGAGGTTGTTCGACTGGCCGATGTACTGCGCAGGCTTGCGAATGCTGATCGTGTCACCGACAGTGGTGTATTCGTCCGAATAGTCTTTGTTGATCATGGACCCCATAACGAGGGAGTTTTCCATGTGCATAAGACCTTCGTTGACGATCTTAGACGGGGTTAGAAAATCGTTTGCCATTTGGCTAGTCCTTTAAAAAGTGCCGCCTTTTTCACGCCACGCTGTGTATTCCGCGATTGTCATTTTATCGGGGTCGCGCGACGGAGAAGCCTTGCCTTTAACGGGGCTGATAGGCTCGGGGGCAGATGATGTTTTTCGCATTTGCGGGGCAGAAAATTGGGCCTCAAGGCGTCCGAACGCGCGGGCCATTTCAACGGGGGACATGCCATGCAGCTTTGTGGCAAGGCTGTGGTCTTTCCCCATCGCGTAGGCGATTTCGATGCCTACATCAGATTCAGCAATGAACTGCGCAATCTCGCCAGTGATCGGAACGCTGTCATTAAGCGCCACCTGTTCAAAGTCGGGATAGCGTGTCCGTGCGTCGGTTAGCTGGGCTTCCCAATTCTGGGCTACCTCTTGCTGCTGACGCTGCTTAACCTGTTTGACCTGCTCTAGCGCTGCGTGCGCTTCGGCCTCTAGTCTCTGCTGGTCGCGCCCATCCAACGCCGTCAAGCTGGCGTGTGCATAAAGCGCTGATTGGTACTCGTCGTAATCAGGGTATTCGGCCTGTGTCGGCTTCTTCATGCCTTGGGCAGCTCGCCGGACACGCTCAAGTTGCTCACTTGCAACCCGTGCACGTTCGTTTGCTTCCGCCTCGCTGGCTTTCAAAGCGTCCTGTGCGGCCTTGCGACGTTCCCGCCGCTCTGCTGACTTGGTTTTTTCCTCGGCATCTGCGGCAGCGGCTTTCGCCTCGTCCGTCTCAACCTTGGCGGGCTGGTCATCGTCCTGCCCATTGTCGTCTGATTGGGCTGCTACCTGATCGGCGCCAGCCACGACTTCATCACCAGCCTCAAGGGCCGGGGTTTGATCGTCGGTCATTGTGGATTTCCTTATTGCGGGACAAAGCCCTGTTGCATGGCGGATTGTAGAGCCGCCGCCACTTGCTGCTGGACGATTTGCCCAATCAGGTCGTTCATTTGCCCAGACATGATCGCGGTCTCAACCTGCGTTTTCTGTGCCTCGGCTTGTGCCTTCTGCGCGTCAGCCTGCGCCTTGACAGCGTCGGCTTCATTCTCTGTCGCCGATGCCGTCTTGTCTCGCAACTCGGCTTCTATCATAGCGTCCTGAATGGCAGATTGTTTCTGCTGATCCTGCTGCTGCGCCTGTTGCGCTTGCTGCATGGCCTGCTGCTCTTCTGGCTCCATCTCGTCAGGGTCCAGCGTGCCGGGTGGAAGCGTTTTCTTGAAGCGCTTGGCCAGCTTGTCAGCATCAGGCCAATCCATCGCCTTGGCAAACAGATCCGGCGCGACTTGGCCCGCAGCAGGGATAGCTTGCAGGAAGCTAATCATGCCCTCCTGCGTCTCTTGGCGGCGTGTCGTGTAATTTGGTCCAACCGTGACGCGAACGTCATATCGGCCTGCGTCAAGATGGTTCACCGTGACGGGGTTGAGGGCGTCATCAAATCCCATGGCGTTGATTGTCACCATGGTTTCCTGATCGTCGTCGCCCACCACGCGGACAACCCGCTGCGTGTCGTAAACGCGGGGGATCATATCAACCACAATGCGGCCACATTGGCCGATGCTCTTGGCAAGGTTGTCGCTGTAGATCGAAGTGCTGATGTCGCTTTCGATCTGGCGCTGACGAATTGCAACGCCGGACTTCTCGTTAGACTGCCCGCCTAGGCCAGCATCATAAATGCCAGTCGTGGCCTTCATGTCGTCGGCGGCTTTGGCAATTTCCATCGACAATCCCTGCGATGCTACCGGAGGCTGCGAACGCTGAGGTGCGCCGGGGGCCATTGGGTCAGGGTTGTAGGCTAGATATGCCGCTGTTGACGTGTTGGCATTATCCCAGATTTTACCCAAGCCTTCGAATTGCGTTGTGGTGCCGATAAACGGCGCTTTGGGCTGCAATGCGATAACTTCGGTCTGCGTGCTGCTGGCGTAGTTATACATGCGCTGCGGGTCTTTGGCATAGCGGATAACGCCAGTGCGAACGATGCGCTCACCAACATGCATTTCCTCGCCAATTACCGACACAACAGGGATATAGCGGCAGGGGATTTCCTTTGGCCCCTCTAGAACGTCAGTGCCGCTAATTTTTGCCCACTTGACCGTAGTCTTTTGCGTTTTGCGGGTCTTGATGACATAAAGCGGCGCAACCGGCTTTTCACCCTCGATCACGTCGCCGTTGTTCAGCAAGTTGATCGTGACGTCCTTGTGGTCTTTCCAGTAATATTCAGCGACGACAATAGATCCGCCTTCGTGCCAATTCTCTAGGCCATCCGTTGCGCCGTCGTGGTCAGCATCGGACATACCAGCGTCGGGGTAAGCCTTCTTGAAGTCGTCGGCCTTCATCTGGTCCGTAATGAAACAATACTCAGCATCAGACCTCGTGGCCTCGCGGGCGTTCGGGTCCCAATATACCGCAAATGGGTTGTGGATGCGCTCAATCAGGATTTCTTGATCAAAGCTGTCGAACCTCTCATAGTCAGTACGCACGCGAAAGTTGCCGATGCCGCAGGCTGCTGCGCTTTCGGCTGCGCCCTCATAAACATCAGAGGCGTTGGATCGGTATTCGATATGCCGCGTCATGCCCTCGTAAATCTCGGCAATCTGTGGCGTTGCGGTGCTGTCCGCTGCAAGCACCTTAATCGCGGGGTTCATCTTGCGCAGATCACCCGTCACCTGACGCACAAACTGTGGCAGGCGGTTGATCGTCAGTACAGGACGGCCCGCCGCCTCGCGGTCATTGCGGATCTTCTCTGGCCATTGGCCATAGCCGGACAGGTTCTCTAGGTCATCCAAGCCTTCTTTGCGGTTCTCGTCGTCGCCGTCGATAGCCTCACTCATGCGAGCGCGGGCAAGTTTAACGATTTTGTCGTGTTCTTTATCGCTCATGCGCCCATCCATCCGCCGCTGCGATGTGCCCCCGGCATAAAGCTGGACACGTCAACCGCTGGCTTGTTGTGTTGCTCGTATGCGACCGCCATCAGCCCGAACGCATCAGCGCCGTGGCTCGACCAGTCGTGATTAGGGCCAAGCCCGATGTTGCGCGTGTCGTCGCGCTTCTCGTGGTACGATGACAGCGCCAGCCGCCCTGCCTCTGTGGTGTCTGCATGGAACCAACATTGTGGCAGGATGCGCCGGACGGCTTCGATACGTTTGGACGCTGCGCCCTTGCCTTGGTTAGGGATGACGATGACGGGGAAACCCGCCTTTTCCAGATAGCTTTCGTAAGACACATCATGCACGCGGTCATGCGTTTCGCCGTCGTGTGGCAGAACGCATGTAATGCCGTCGTATCCTTCATCACGCAGCCACTGCACATCAGCCGATAGCGGCTGACCCTGCGTTTCGCGGTAGTTCAGCACGCGGATCTCTTTGCCAACGAACTGCACAAGCCACAGCGTACGGGCGTCGGCCTTTGCGCCGGTGCCGCCGATGTCCCAATAGGCGCGAACGCTTAGAAGCGGGTCCGCTGCAAGGTTGCCAATGCGGTTTTGCTGCTTGGCAAGCAACATGCCTGCCGTGAAGTATGCGCCAACAAAACCCGTCTTGTGTTCGCCGTCCCAGATGTGTCCGTATTGGTCTGGCCGCTCGTTCATATCCTTGACCCGCACCCGATTAAGCACGTCTGGGAACCATGGGTTATCCTGCCAGTTCACCTCGGCAATCTTCGTACGCTTGTCGCCACTATCGCGGAACCGCGTTTCAACCGCTGCGTTGCGGCGCTCAGGGTTCCACGTCACCCACAACTCGCTATCTTCTTCGCGCAGTGTCGGGATCAGCTTTTCAAATGCCGATTCAGTAACCGGCTCGGCTTCGTCAATCCAGCACAGCAGGATGCGGGCCTTAGACTTGATGCTGTTGATGTTGCGATCTAGGCCAGCGAACTTAAACGCGACCCGCCCATCCTTCGTGCGAACGAACTTCTCGCCAATCTCAAAATGCGCAAGAAGCCAATCCTCAGATTGGATAGCCGCCTTAATTTCCTCAAGCGATGAATCGTCCAGGCTGTTCATAAACTGGCGGCAGCAAAGGATGATGCCCTCGCGTCCTGCCTGTGACCACATAAATGCCCGGACAGCGGCCATCTTGGCAAAGCTGCGCGTCTTTGCGCTGCCTCGTCCGCCGTATGCGCCTCTAACGTCTGCCTCGCCGGTGAATATGGGAACCAGCTTGGGCGGCAGCTTAATCTGCGCTGTCGCCATCAGCGGCCACCAATTCAATGCGGCTGACGATCACAGGGTTGTCTCCATCGCCTTGCAATGTGACTGTCGAAAGGTCCGGCAACGACTTGCGTAGCAGTATCTCAATCGCCTTCAATCGCAGAGCGTCAATCTCAATCGGCTTGGGGTCTTCCCCAGCCTTTGCAACAAGCTCGCATTCGCCTAAGACAAAGCCCTGCAAGCGTTTTACAAGCTGGGTGGTCTTAATGGCTGCGCGGGTTTTGTCCTGCTGCAACTTAGTGGGCGTTGTCTTGGTCGCTGCCATTGCAATTTCGCACCCTACATGGGGCGCGTCCTCTGCTGGTGATGTGGGGAATGTGTGCGCGTGTGTTTATGTAACGCGGCCTGCATTGCAGGGCTTGGCCCGCTTAGCGGGATGGTTGCGCGTCGGCTGGTGTGCCGTGCTGCGAGTGTGTGGAAAATGCAGTAGCACCGCCCTGTATTGCGCTTTTAAACGCGGGCGGTGTCAATTCGGGCAATGCCCTATGCGACCGGGGCGAACCCTCTGGTGCGCGAATAGTAAAGGGCTACCATAGATTGTGCAGTGACGCAATACCTATGCGTAAGGCAAGATCCAGCCCTTCACGCCCATACGTTTTGCGTGTCGCACGGTGGACCATGTGCCCGACCGCAGTTCCTCTGGCCGGTCTGGGGCGGCGACTACGC